TGACGAGTATGAGTTAGTAGAAGATTTATCAACTGGTGATATGAAAATTACAAAAGATAAAATAGGTGGTGTTAGGGTTGGTGATGACGAAATGGTTGATGGTATCGCAGACAGATCTGTTATGGAATATAAAAAAGGTGATGTAAATGTAGATCCTGATGCCAGAACAGCATCTAAATCTCCAGACGAGTATGATGAATACAAAGTAGAATTTGATGTAGATGGCACTGAAGCGGATGCTGATAACATAAGTGAATTTATAAGAAAAGAAATTATTGAAGAAGCAAATCAACAAGCTCCAAAAATTAAAAAAGCAGGCGGCGGTGTTGCTTACATGTTAGGAGAATAATGAATCCTATAAAATTTGCACAAATGATGAAGTATCTGACTCGGGCAAAGAATGTCGATCCAAGTCTTCCAAAAGTTACAACTGCTAATAAAATTCCTATCCCTCCAAAAAAACAAACTGTTGAAGAGATGGAAGCAGTCAACGAGTTTATGAGACGTAATCCAAGAGTAGAAAAAGCCGGCGGTGGTATGTTAGTGCAACCAAGTGCTGATGGATCTAGACCTGGGTATAAAGGAAAAGCAACAGACAAAGCTGATGAATTATTAAAAGTATATTCTGAAGAAGGTGCAAACAGTCCAATTAAAAGAGAAATTAAGAAAAAAATTTTAACAAATTCTGCATTTAAAAAGTTTACTGGTAGTGAAAATTTAAAAAAACTTTCTAAACTTACAAGCACAGAGAAAGGATATACAGAAAGAAATCTTATTAATAATTTTTTAACTCATAGAAGAAGATTAAATATGTTGCCTAACAAAGGTGAGGGTTACATTACTGCTATGAATTTATCCGACATACTAGAAATTCCTGAAAGTACTTTTTGGAATAATTTAGATTCAATTAAAAAAGATTATCCTCAATATAACCTTAATAAAATAAACAGCATACTGAGCCCAGAAAAAATAACTGTTAAAGGCAACAATTTTATTTATTACAAAACTCCCTCTAAAAAACAAATTAAAGAATTAAAAAAATTTTTCGATAGACCAATATTAAATAAAAACACAGTTACAGCTTTAAATGCATTTTTTAATGATGAAAAAATAATGAAAATGTTAAATGATAGACAGTTTCCTTCTATTGAAGAAGCACAAGCTGTTTTAAAAAAAGCAAACCTTTCATCATCAGAATCAAATACAGCAACAGCTATGTTGAGACTAGGAGAAGTTTTACAAGGAAAAGAATTTAAAAATAATATTAATATAAAAGCAAACAAAGTTTTAGGAAATTATGTTGTAAAACAACTAGATAATTTTGATATGTATCACCCTTGGTCTAGAGGAATATATGATGCTGCTGTTAGAGAGATTACAGAAAATGTTCCTACTCAAGTGGGGAGTATTGAAAAATACAAAACTTTACTTAAAAATAGATTACCTAAAAATTTTTTAGAAAAAAATAATATAAATTTAAATGAAATTTTTAGTATAAAAGCCTCTGCTAGAAATAAGGCATATCCTTATGCTTATTTTATAGATGCAATTGATAAAGATATAAACACAAAAGATTTAAAAAATTTTCATGGAAATTTATCTAAAGCTCAAGATAAATTAATTTCAGCAATAGACGAATTAAAAAAAGCAGGCAGTCCGCAAGAAAGAAAAATTGCTTATAAAAAAGCAGAGGACATTGTTACAAAATTTCAAGAAACAAGAAAAGCACATAAAAATACTATTTTAAAAAATCATGGGAAAAAAGATTTTAATCTACCTAATTTAGTTCTTGGAAAAGAAAAACAAATTTTAAATGAAGATATTAAAATAGCTGAGAGTGTTTATAAAAAATCTAATTTAGATAATTGGGCAAGTCAAGGAATTGATATTGCAGGACACGCTCAAAAATCAGGATATGTTATGACAGGAGCAGACGATCCTAAAGCTATTCTTGCAACAGAACTACAAACAGGTGATAAAAAAAATCAAGCTCAAATTTTAAAAAAAATGGGTTTTAAATGTAAGTATGCTAAAGCAGATGGTGGTCGTATTAATTTAAGCACCGGCTCTGGTAGATGTGATGACCCTGCTTCTTACGTTGATGATATTAACAAAACAAGACAAGATTTAAAATCAACTGATGTTAGAGTTCAAGCAGCTGCAAGCGCAAAATTAAATAAAGGTTTAGAGATTGCAAAAAAATTACCGACGATCGGTCGATTTTTAGTTCGAGTCGGTCAGGCAACAGTAGGCGGTGTATCAAAAGCTTTGCAAGCAACAGGTGTAGGAACTCCTGTGGGCATAGCTTTAGAAGGAATGGTAGAGGGTGCTATTTACGATTACTACAAAGGAAAAGGATATAATCATAAACAGGCTCTTTCCGAAACATTTTTTCCAGGTATGTTTTCTGGAAGACCTGAAGGTGTGCCATGGTACGGGGGCGCCGAACAATTGTTAGAACAAGAATTAATAAAAGATAAACCAAAAGTTGCACAATATGTTTCTGCATTAAAAGATAGGGATCAAGTTTTTGATGCGTTCAGAAGAAAAGAATTAGCTCTTGCCAGAGGAAGAAAAGATCAATTAGATGAAGCTACAGCTGATATTAGAGATCTTACAAAAACGGGAACAATTAGAAACATTAATGAACTTATGAATCCCAATATGAAGTTTGATTCTGAATCTCCTCTTGTAGCATATGAAGAAGCAGTAGCAGCACAAGCAGCAAAACAAGCCGCAGCTGCTAAAGAGTACAAAGATAAATTTTACATAAACAGAGATCCTAGTGATTTTACAATTAACAAACAACTAGACGAAAGAAACAAACAAATGTTAGAAATGTTTCCACCGCCAACAGTGGACACAGTTAGAGACGCCTACACAGCTGCTGGTTATGGAGACGCATTAAAAACTTTCACTGCAGAGGATTATAAAGACCAAATAAAAGCGTTTGATGATTATCAAAAACAAAGTTATTTTGCAGATAATTTTAGGCTAGAAAAAGCAGGCGGCGGTATTGCAGGATTATCTGGTGGAATAGATGAAGGCCCACAAAGAAGATCCATGAACCCTGATTCAGGGGGCTTGAAAGGTTTATTAAAACGTGGTATCAAAGGATAGGAGTATAAATGGCAGATATAGATAAAGGACTCCCGAACACAAGAACAAAACTTGAAGTACCTTCAGAAGAGGAACTACAAGAAATTGCTGTTCAGGAACCAGAACAAGAAAAAGGACCAGTTGAAGTAGTACCAGAAGAAGATGGTGGTGCAACAATCGACTTTGAACCGGGAGCAATCAATATACCGGGAACAGAATCACACTTTGATAATCTAGCAGATATTTTACCAGACGACGTTTTAGATCCAGTCGGAAACGAGATGACTCAAAACTACATGGATTACAAAGGTTCAAGAAAAGAATGGGAACAATCATACATACAAGGTCTAGATCTTTTAGGATTTAAATACGAAAACAGAACTGAACCATTCCAAGGAGCAAGTGGTGCAACACACCCTGTAATGGCAGAAGCTGTAACACAATTCCAAGCACAAGCTTACAAAGAGTTATTACCGGGAGATGGACCTGTAAGAACACAAATTATTGGTGTTAAGAATCCAGCAACAGAACAACAAGCAACACGTGTTAAAGATTTTATGAATTATTTAATTATGGATCAAATGAAAGAGTATGAAGCAGAGTTTGACTCAATGCTATTTCATTTACCATTAGCAGGATCAACTTTTAAAAAAGTTTATTATGATACAAACATGGGACGAGCAGTTTCTAAGTTTGTACCTGCAGATGAATTAATCGTTCCGTATACGGCTACCTCATTAGACGATGCGGAAGCGATTATTCACACTATAAAAATTTCTGAAAACGAATTACGAAAACAACAAGTCAATGGTTTTTATCGTGACGTAGAGCTTGGACCACCAGGCACAGACACGAATAATGAACTTGCAAAAAAAGAACGTGAACTAGAAGGAAGTAAAAAGACTGGAAAGAACGAACCAGTTTATACATTACTCGAGTGTCATGTTAATTTAGACTTAGAAGGTTTTGAAGAAGTTGGTGCTGATGGGTTACCAACTGGAATAAAATTACCTTACATCGTAACTGTTGAAGAAGGTAATAGAAAAGTTCTTTCTATTAG